TTAACAAGTTTGGCAGTAAGACTACCAAGAGATGATTGCTTTTTAAGCGATGCGAAAGACATAGATTTGGCCTGTGTTAATTAGATTTGGCTTTTGTGTACGACTCTATTATAGGGCGGTCATGCTCCCTTGTCAATACCCTTACGGACTCTTTCCAAAGTGTTCTTCATGTTAGCAAACAGAAGATTACAGTCAACATCCTTAGGGAACCCCATTACTATAGCAGATGCCCGAACATTGTCAGCCATCTCCTTAGCACGAGGGTCATCAGATAGTTTCATACGAGTATAAAGAATCTGCTGTTTTTCAAGCAAATCCATCAATGAATCTAAATGATCAAGTTGTTCTTCATGAGGAAGTTGTGGGAAGTCAAAGACTTTGTTATAAATCTCTTCCTGCATTTCATTAATAGTCTCCATCTCCTCTCGGACAATATCTGACTCAAAGAAATTTGTCATAACTCCTCCATGAACACTACTATTTATCTGTATTATAACATAGTTGCGACTAAAATGATCCTTCGGTTTTCCGCAGGAGTGTGCATATAATGCTCTCCAGTAAAGAATATAATATCATCCTCCTTAGGATCATGCTCTACCCCATCCACAAAAGTTGAACCACCAGAATCAGTTAAATATATGATAAGATTTTTATGCGGAAACTGATGATCATAATGAGGGAAAGATGATATAATTTTCTTCTGAGGATGAGTAGCATTAACAGATAGTCTTAATATACTATGAATATCACACTTATTATGTTCTAATATCTCAGTTACTATCTTAATAACATACTCAGTTTCTTCTAAGGATGCATGAGCTAATGATGGATATTTCTTTAATTCAGGTCTCCTAAGAAAAGTTCTAGTATAAAATGGTACACTTTTATCTGAATAACCACCTGGAAATTTAACACCTCCTTGAGCATTATAAGTCCAGAAAAAATCAGGTCCAAGAACCCAATCTTTAAATTTTTGATAATCCTCTGTTTTTGGATTATAAAGGGAGTTTAGCACGAGTGGTTCTCTTCATAAAGTTTAAATGTTGTGCATCACATTTTAATTTCTCCTTTAAAGGTTTAGAAATTAACTTAGTAATTGAATCAATCTCAATGCTATTTTCTTCGCAAAAAAGAACTATTGCATCAATGTAATTAAGATTTTCCTTTTTAACAAGTTTTTCTATTTCAACTGCAAATTTTGCAGAATTCATAAATTTCTTGTCTAATGCTTGCGTAAATTCATTTTCCATGTAATTGTAATTGAGTGGTTAGAAAGTTTTCAATGTAAGTAACGAGTAATCTCATATATTTCATCTTATCTCGTTCTTCATAAACAACACATTCACCGTCTTCACATGCCATTATAATGACTAGTTTTTTGACAGCAATACCTGTTAGTTCATAATACATACACGCATATGCTGCTGCTTGTACAAAGTATCCATCAATCCAGTCTCGTGGTTTAGGTGCTTTAGAAGTCTTAAAGTCAATGACTGCTAATTCTCCTTCATACTCTGCGATACAATCTACTGTACCAGCAACACCCAACTCTTTACTATAAAGAGATCCCTCTAAAGAATGTATGTTATCAATCTTATTAAGAGTAGGTTTAGCAATCTTAAACAACATATCTCCCATAGGTGCAACCTTAGGAAGATCTTCATTTAATAGGTAATGTTCTGTCATGCTATGCATGTCAGTTCCACGAGCAGTTGCTTTACGAGTAATCTCGTTAGCTTTCTCCTCTCCTACCTTTTTTCTCCACTTAGCAAACTTTGCTCTACTCCAGTTAGAAGTCACTGAAGTGATTGATACTAATTTTAAAAATTCATCCTCATTGGGAACTTTATAAAATCTAACACCATCAATAGTTTCTCTCTCTAATAAAGGGAGATTCGCTGGTACATGATTAAACATTACATAGACATTGCGTGTTTTGTGGTTAGATACTCTTTACATAATCCAGAACGGACAATATCTTCAAGACCGAATTCGATACATGAAAATGATTTCATCTGTTGCAAGATTCGCATAAAATCAATGATACCATTTCGTTCTTTATCTCTGGTAAGGTCACTTTGAGTGGCATCACCACAGAACATGATCTTGGTATCTTCTCCAACCCTTGTTATTATACTATCTAATTCGTGAAAATTCAAGTTTTGGCATTCATCAACTATAACAATAGCACTATCAAGTGTGGTTCCTCTTATAAAAGAGGTACTCCAGAAGGAAATGGTCTCCTGCATCTTGAGGTTTCCATAAAGCATTTCAAAGTCTGCATCAGTATTCATCTCAAACATGTATTTCACCATGTTCTTATAAGGAATCTGATATAGTGCAGACTTATCTTCATGATCACCAGGTAGGAAACCAATCTCACGAGTACTTACAAGAGACCTAACCATGTATATCTTCTGATAGGGTGTCGTATGATCTAATACCTCTTTAAGAGCGTTGTAGAGTGCTATAAAGGTCTTACCAGTACCAGCACAACCATATGCAAAAAGATTCTTGTCTGCCTTATAATCTTTAAAGAATCTTTTCTGATTCTCTGTTAATGGTTGGATGTCATTTAAGAAATCATTACCAATAGGTTTCTTCCTTTTCATCTGTTTAGCAGTCATGCCAATACCAGCAACAGCATTAGCAGTTTTTCTTTTTCTTGGCATATTAGTCTAGAGTAAGTTTTTGGCGATTTTGACCTGTTTTTTGAGCTCTTCCTAAGACCTCATTCCAACCAGGTTTAGACTTTCTAAGTTTATCCTTCCACTCACCTACTTCGCCTACACCAGGCATTGTTGATGGGTCAGACCAGTCTCTTTGCCAATCAGGATGATCAGTACACCATTGAGTCCACTCCGTGATACTCATTGCGACTTCTTTCTGCTCGCCAGTTTCTTTGTTAACAACAGGATAGGTAGCCATAAAACTTTACAAGGTAGTGTTATTTAGAGGGAGACTAAATTGTCATCCTTAATAGTTGGAGTATCAGGGTTACTGATGAGTATATCAAAAGCAACAGTAATTCTAGGAATATCTACTTCATGAGAATCTGTCTTATGTGACATCCATGTAGGAAACAAAGTCATACTATTAGGAGAATTTTTTAATGGATATGGCTCTGGACTATAAGGATGAAAATAAATCGTAGATGTGTCATTACATGCTACTGTAAAATGTCCACTAAGATATGAATGTGGATGGGTTGCGTGACAATGCTTATCAATCTTTTGACCTTTACGCATTACATTTGCCCAACATCTAATCTTAAATTCAGCATCAAACTTACCATCAGTAGTATTACTTACATATTGATCATGAAATATTCTAATCTCATTATGAAGATCTTTAACTACTGGATAATCCCATTTCAATACATTAAAATAGTTAAATCTAGCAGTCAAACTATCTTTTCCCAATCCAGTATATCCATCAGTATTTACTTCTGGATATTCTTCTATAATCTCCTTTTCTTTAGATAAAATAATATATCCAAGTTCATCTACATCAAGATCAGTCTCCTTATCAGCAATAACAAAATCCCATACTGGTGCATATGGTGTTTGTGGAGATTCATTTTTAAATGTATGTACCTTAACTACCATCCCAATGCCTCAGAAACTACAGGAAGTTGTTCCTTAAAGATATCTCTACACTGTTCTGCAATGTCCTTGTGCTCCTTCTGAGTACCATGATTAGATCTAAGGTCAATATAATGTATCCAAGACCTTACACTACCACTCATGTACAGTTTAGTTGGTACAGCAAGTGGTAATACAAATCTAGCACATTCTTTAGCAACACCCATATCTATCATATAACGATAGAGATCTTGGGCATCAGTAAAATGTTGTCTAATTTCTTTCTCTAACAATTCTATTTTTTCTGGATCAAGATCATCAGTAGAGTTTTGACGATTCTTTTTATCCTGCCTTCTTAATTCTGGCAAAGGTATGTTACCTCTTGTCACTAAAGAAGTATCAGCATAACGCTGAGAAAATTCTTGGAAAGTAAAAGACCTATGACGCAATATCTGAGCAGCAAGACCCCTAGTAGTCTCAATCTCTAGAGTCATAAATGCTTGCTCAAAAATAGACCAATGTTGATGCTTAATGCAATAAGCAAGTAATTTGGCATAATCTGGATTATCCTGATTGTTGGGATTAGACACCCTAGCGATATACGCTATTTGTTCCTCAGGTTTTGGTGTTATCTGAATCAGTTTTACTGTCATGCTGTAATTTTCTCAGTTGTTTCAATTTGAGTTTTGCTTTAGCTTCTCTTTTTGCCTGACGCATATAATGAAGTTCTTCCTCATTATACATCTCAGGATGCTTGAGTGCTTTCTTTACTAATTTGATCGTTTCCTTTAGTCGCATAATACGCTTTAAAATAACCTGCTAGTCCGTTTGTTGTAACTTGTTTACTACACCAATCATCGGCACATTCATAAATGGCACGATTATAGGTACTATTACCGTATTTAGACATCAAGATCTTGAGTACCTCCTGTCGTAGCTTTAGTTTTGCGTCATCCATGCAATTTAGATAATAAAGGAATTAATTTGTCAAATTCAATAACATAGAATTTACTTCGTGAAATACCCATTTGAAGCATTTTAGCAATTCTGTGTTTTCCGTCAACCATGCGATATTTCTTATTATAAGGATTTGGGGCATTTATCGATAAAATACCAGGATACTTAATATCGCAAGTTTTGTACCTTCTACCATTGCAGCAAATGCAGTTATCGGTAGTATAGTGTGGATGAAGGTGCATACCCTTCCATCCAATTTCATCATGATCGACTGTTTCTATTATATCATCAGTTAGTAGATGTAATATGTCAGATAAACGCAAAACAGTGGAATTGTCATTATTGACTCTCCAATCACCATGTATATTGTTTTTATACTGGCAATTGTGAATTCCACTAATCGGGGTATCCATCGTCATCATCCCATACTTCATCTGGTGCTGATTCTGGAGGAGTTTGAGTATATGCCTCAGTATCAGAATAAATTTCTGACTCCAATTCTTCCACAATCTCCTTAAGTGCCATTACTAGGACTTTTAACTTTCCTTTATTCATTTAGTAACTCACCAGATCGTCTATCTATGTCTGACAAAGTACTACTTGATCTAAAGTATTTGTTGATGACATCTATTTGATCCTGATACTTTGCTATTATGTCCAATTCCTTTTCAATAGATTCTAA